GATGAGTTAACAGGTAAAAACTCATTACAATCTCAAGCAACTAACCAACCATTAAACAAAATTAATTTAGGACAATCAGGTTCTAAAGGATATACAAGTGTTACTGTCGTAGACCAAGAAAATGTTGTAGATAATGGACTATTAGGTATCACAAGTATTAGTGTAAAAGTTTCATCATCGTTTATTCCAACAGTATCGGTAGAACTTGAGGATGTTCAAGGAAAGGCTCTATTTCAGTTGGGGAACAACTCACCATATGCGGCGTTTTTTAACTTACCTTATCCTCAATTTTATTTGACGTTGAAAGGTTATTATGGGCAGGCTATCAGATATCAACTCAATTTGGAAAAGTTCAATGCGAGATTCAACAGTGCCAGCGGAAATTATACAGTTAGTTTGGAATTCAAGGGATTCAAGTTCAATGTTTTGAATGAGATATCTATCTCGCATTTGATTGCTACACCACACATGTATAGTAGAAGGTTTAATATTAATACTAGTAATGTTAGTTCAAACACATCGACAACTAACCAAAATTTACAACAACAGTCAAGTAATGTTCAAGCAAACAACTCAAACACAGATGCATCAAGAGCGTCAACCTCAACATCTGCTAGTTACGTAAGTGAAAAAGGTTATCAAAAGATAGTTGAAGTTTATAGTGAATATAAGTCAAAAGGGTTAATACCACCAGACTTTCCTGAATTAACAATGATGCAATTGATTAATAAGTTCGATACATTCCAACAGGAAATTGTTAATTCATATCCTAAGGTAAATGTTGAACCTTTGACAAACGTTAGAAATTATTTGAAGACAGTAACAGAACTTCAGAGTGTAGTTTTTGGAACCAACAACAGTTGGTCCTACAAATATTTGGACCCAAAACCAATTGTGTTAGATGACAACACAAGAGTTTATTTTTTCAAATCAAATTTATTTAATAACCTTACACAAGAAGAGGTTGCGAAAACTGAACTTCAAGGAATTTTCACAAAATATCTTTCAGTATTAACTGAAAATCCCACACTAGGTGTTGGTAAACCATCCGAAATCAAATTGAATAATTTGGGTTACGATATGCTTTTGGCTTCTTTCAATATTGATAATGTTAATTTGATAAAGACTGCTCAACAATTTTTGGGTGTGGTTGCACCAACTAGCGTTCAAACACAACAAGTTAAACAACAGATTGAACTAAAGTTAATTCAAAGAGATGAAAAGGTTAATGGGGTTCCAAAGAAAACCAGTCCACCGTTGTTCATATTTGAAGGAAAGAATAGATTCATTCAAACAATCAACCAAATAACAACTGAAGCAAATAAAAAACTACAAGAGTTTGAAGCGGCGATAACGCAAGATTTGAAAAACCGCATTCAAAGTCAGTCTTTAGGAATTGGATTCAATCCAACAGCAAGAAACATCATAGCTGTTATTATGGCAAACGCCGAGGGTTTTTTAAGACTTTTGGATGAGGTTCACACAAATGCATGGAATGTCAAAAATGACCCCGTTAGAAAACAAGTGATACAAAATAATGTATCCTCAGCCCCAAATATTGAAGTAAGAAAAAATGCAAAAATTGCTGGTAATGCTGCGACTCTAAATCAAGGTTTAGTAACCGCCGAGGAACCAGTCTATCCTTGGCCATCATTTTTCATTGAATCTCCCGATGATAAAAAGGGTAGATTTCAATTAACTTATATTGGTGACCCATCCGTTGTAGATTTAACTCAAGGTTATTTAGCCGAAAGTTGGCCGGAAGTAGAGTTTGTTGAGGAATACATGAAAGGGTTGAACCAAAAGTTTTCTGTTCCTACATCTCAATCACCAATAGAAAGTCAAAAAACAACTCCTTTGGTTAGTATAAATGCGATTGAGTTTCCACAAACAAATGTTCCATTTGCAAATAAAGAAATTCTTAAATTCTTATATGAAATTTGGGAAAGACAATTTGTTACATCACATTATTCAAACTTTATCAGGGGGACAGCGAATCAACAAAACCAAATCGTTAATTTAAATAAAGCTGCGGACACAAATAACATTGTTGTGTCTGTTGGAACAAATGCACCATTTTTGGCGTTTGACCTAAAAAATACAGATTACACATCAACTAATTTTACAACCTTCCTTAGACAATATTCAAATGAAGGGACAGGAAAATCTTGGCAAGATTTCATTAGAGACTTTTTTGTAACACCGTATATTAAGGCTGAAATAGAAACTCCTTTCAGTATTTTAGGAACTGATGAATTAGGGTTAGAGCCACAGGTTAATGTGAACAAAGGTGAATTATTACAATTAGCTAAGGAAGCTCCAAACGACCCACTTATTATCGATACGTATCCTTTCAGGGACTATACGTGGAATGCTGTAAATTTAGCCAACAGTGATGTAAGTCAATCACAACAAGTTTATAATACTAAAAGAAGTCTGAAAGTTTTTACTGACAGAAATCAACTTTCGAACTTCGAAAACATTTATGATTATACTACTAACAGACCTGTTACAAATTTTTCTTATTTGAATGTTACCCAACCAAATTTTTTGGTCCAACCATTAGAGACTACACAAGTAACATTGAACGATTTTTATGCAAAAAGAACTCCGAATGAATTTATCCCAACTGAGGGATTTAGTTTATATAGTTCTCCATCAGGAGCGATGCCGGCAAAAAAGTCAACTTCTATTTTGAACACACCATATTTTGTAAATGCAATTCAACAAGGTGTTGAAAGTGATAGAACCGGTAATACGTATCCTTATGTGACGGCTGCTTATTTATTTTTGAATTCTCTTCCGTTAGGGACTTTAAGAGAAAAATATAAGACAAATGGTCAAGCAACTGAATTGGACTATATTGCATCAGTATTCAATAAGTTTGGTGCAATACACAAAATGCCTTATGCTTGGGTTTTGAAATTAGGGTCGGTTTGGTATAGATACAAAAAATATGTTGATGATAATGTTGATATCTTAGATAGTGTTTGGAAAAATTTCGACTACATAAACAACTATGACCCTGTAACAAACAACGTTTCAAAACAATACGATGTGCAACTAAAGGATACATCGAACACAATTACAATACAACTACAAGCACAAAACACACAACAAATTAGAATCCAACCAGGGTTTTATCCTAAGTTGGTAAACGATTTCAATTATTTTTATAATGGGTCAAACCTTTATAAAAACTATACATCATCTGAAATACAATCATCTATTAACGATGGTATGTTGTTATATCAATTTCCAAATTCTAATTTTAATACTAACCAAAATAACGTTAGTTTAGCTTTAGCGACATGGTCTGTTTTGATACCAAAAAATATTAATGACTCATTCACCTCTCCCAATGTTTGTGTGCCATCAGCAAAGGCAAAGTTGGATGACGATTACTACGTTATTCCATCTTTCGGTGTAAATTTGAACCAAACAAAATTCGAATGTTTGAATAAAGATACTCAGGCAAACACCGTGGTTAATTTAACGTTTAACCCATCAATGTATAATGGTTCTGTTAGAACTTTATGGTCTGCTCCAAACTATGGATATTTCAACTCAGATGAAATAAAAAAACCGCTTTACAACGAGTATATGACTCATATTCCTCCAAATTTGTCGGTATCACCTATGTTCTTGAATTCAATTTCAGGGTATAGTAAAATTGAGGAGATATTTGCGGTTTTTGATACAAAGACACTTAACCTGATGGAACAGGAATTCTTAAACTATTGTAAGCCAATTACAAATGTATCTTATAGAATAAATCAATCCACAATAGATTCAACCCTTATTCAAATGGACTCCAACTTCAGAAACTTCCAAAGTTTTATGAGGAGCACCATGACAGTATTTCCTACCGTGGTGAGTGGCAATACTGAAAATAAAGTAAAAGTGCTTTTTCAAGATACAATTACCAAACAATTTGGTAACTTTAATTCACAGATTAAAGGCTTCATGCAGTATGATGTGGTTTTAAGAAATGGTAATCCATCAAACTACAGTAGAAGAATATTTGATTCTTATGTGAGTTATCAAAATACCGTTCAAAGAGTTGTTAGTCCGATTGCCTTCACACCATATGTTATAAATAGTGTGCCTACAATAGGTGGAAATGTTACCTTGGCTCAATCAAGACAAAGATATCCTAACGAGTGGAGAGCTTTGGAAAAAGAAGTTGGATTCTCAACAATACAACAATTAATATATAAAGATAGTGGTTCATATATTACAGACTTTTTTCCTGACAACAACTTAGGATTTACAGTTGAAAACATTGTTTTGTGTTCGAAATTAATAAAGATGTATGCGACACAGAAACTACTCAATCCTGGTTTGAATGCCTCAACCTTTAAAAGTCAGTTAAATACCTATTTGAATGGTCTTAACACATATCAAGATTTATTATTAAATCAAGTGATAGCCGGATTTAAAGCGGGTTTACCAAATGTATCTCAACCGACTGAGGCAACTATCAACTCTCAGATTCAAAGTATGCAAGGTAAAGTTGAGACTTATGAAGTTTTCAAAACACTGAATGACAAATGGGTTGCGGGTTCTGACTTCAAAACAAAAACACTTTTCGAAGACATATTGTTTTTAGATAGAGCGTCAAGAAACATAGGGGATACAATTATATTAGACATATTTGATATAAAAAATATGTTGAACAAGAATTACCTTAACGAAGGGATGTCTGTTTATACTTTGATTAGTGGTATTTTAATGAAAAATAACTTTACTGTTATGCCATTACCAGCCTATGTCAATTTCTACAATGCTCAAGATGTTGATGGATTAACGGTGGCGAATCCCGAAGGTTCATTAGAGTTTGCGGATAATTTGTGGGGAACTTTTAGAACTGTTGATTATAGAAAGTCTGGACCGAAGATGGTTTGTTTCTATGTTGGTAAACCTTCAGGTCACCTAAACTTACCAAATATTGTTTCAGGATATGGAGATGATTCTTTTGAGTTTAGAAGAAGTAGTGAGGTTCCTCTATTGGAAGACCAATTGGGAAAAACCGATTATGCAATTTCAAATAAATGTGTGGGATTCAACGTTGATATTGGTATAAGAAACCAAAACATATTCTCATCGTTTAGTGTTGGTCAAGATAATGGAAAAGCGACTTCTGAGTCAATTCAGGCTGTTCTCGAAATGGCAAACCAAACAAATACAAGAACAGTTGGAAACCAAAACGCCAGTTTATACAACTACTATAAAGGTAGAAGTTATACCTGTTCTGTTACTGCATTAGGAAATGCTTTAATTCAACCAACAATGTATTTCAATTTGAGACACGTTCCAATGTTCAACGGTCCATATATGATTACAAGTGTATCTCACACAATAAGTGCGGGAAACTTTATAACTGAATTTGAAGGTGTAAGACAGGGAGTATATGATTTACCACCAATAGATAACTTCATTCAGTCAATCAACCAAAACCTCCTTACTCAAATTGAGGCATTGGTTGTTAATAAGACAGACCGACCAACAACACAAGGAACAACAACTCAATCAATTGCGGATAATGTTGTTCAAGATGCTGATGAAAATACTTTAGCGGAACCAAACACATGTAGTAATAATTTGGATTCGTCATATATTTCATGGGTAACGACAGGGGCATCCAAAACATCTATAAGTCAGTTAGACTTTGCTGCGGCAATTAAGGCGTCAGCACCTAATAATGTTGCATTACAAACTGTAATATACATGATAAGTTATGTCAGAGGATACAGTAAAAGTCTTTCAGATACAGGTCAATTCTCAAGTTGGGACCATAACTATGGTCTTATAACTTTGGATAAGGACAATTACTCACAGACCGAAAACTTTATTCAAAATTCTTTCTTTTGTGTTAACACAAAAACACTTGGAGGTATTAAGCAACTACCGGCAGCAAGATTCAGAAGTCTTGACTCATATCTCACATTTATGAGAAATGTTATTGGAAGTAGAATTAATGAAATTCAAGACCAAGGAGGTATTTTGAAATATTATGTTACATCGTTTCCAGTTGATAGTATGTCATCAGAGGAATATGAGAAAGACAAAGAGAGATATTTGAAAGAGTTTACTCCATTATTTAATGCTGCGGCATTGAATGCTGCTCAAAATGGATTGAGAGGTGCTGTTGTTGTGGAAGAACCTGCAAAACCACAAGAGCCACAAAGTCAAGGTAATACACCGGCACCAACACCAACATGTCCACCAACAACAGTATCGTCATATTCACCGTTGACAGCTTCTACAGGGACAATTATTACAATTAATGGAACTAACTTAGAATTTGTAAGAGAAATTAAAGTTGCAAATCAACCGGTTGATATTAGGTCAATTCAATTAATAGGAACCACTAAAATTAAATTCTCGGTTCCAACTTTGAGTGGTGGAGTTCCTGGTGGTCAATATAATATAACATTGGAAAGTTATAATAATACATCCCCAATAATATTAACACCACCACTTACATATGCATAGAATGTAATTTAACTATTTCATTATATTTATAATAAACATATTTTTTATGAACATTAAAACAGCCTTAGACAACTACCTTGGAAAATCAGTGAGATTTTCTGAGCAAGACAACGGTAACGGAACAAAAGAAGTTTGTGATTTAGACACAGGCGAATGTTATGTTGTTAGAGAAAAAGATGGATTGATTGAAAGAGCGGGACATCAAGTATACACGAATAGAAAAGTTAAAGTGGAAACCGCACACGGAATAAAACAATTATTAAACGGATAATAAAATGAGTTTAGACAAAAAAATTCTAAGTGAAATTCAAAGATACAAGAGTATCAACAAATACATTAATGAGCAAGAAGCTCCATTACCACCAACAGACCCTGTGGCTGATGAAGTGACTGCTGCTATCCCACCAACAGGTGCGGGTGAAGGAGCTCCTGCGGCACCATTAGCACCAACTGCACCGGCAACACCAGAAAAAATTGATGTTGAAAATGACCCAGACGTTGAAGTAATAGACGACGAGGGTAACTCAACGGAAGGTGAGGAGAGTGGAACAGAAGAGTTAGAAATAACTGACCTTGTTGATTCTCAAAAAAACATCGAACAAAAACAAGATGAGTATTTCAATAACCTTTTTGGACAAATCTCAAAGTTAGAATCAAAACTATCTGAGATGGATGCTCTAATGAATAAACTCAATACTATCGAAAATAAAATCGAAAAGTATAGAGAGAAAACTCCACAAGAAAAGTTAGAATTAAGAACTTATGATTCATATCCTTTCAACCAAAAGTTATCAGATTTCTTTGATGACAAAAAAATTGAGATGGAGAAAACAGGTAAAAAAGATTATGTTTTAACTTCAGATGATGTTGAAGACATTAATCCAACAGATATAAGGAGTTCGTTCCAACCAGGTCAAGACATGGTTTAAAATTCTTAGAAGGTCATCGAAAGATGACCTTTTTTATTTGACATCAGAGATACTTTCAACTATATTTATAATTCAATTTAAACACTTTAATTATTTAAAAAATGAGTAATGTATTAGACGCCGTATTGGCACAGTATGAGAAATCACAAAACGCATCGGGCGGGGCCCAAAGTAAGATGTCGCAAGACGAAAGAATGAAAAAGTATTTCGCTTTAATCCTTGGTGATAAAGAGAAATCAGGACAAAGAAGAGTAAGAATCCTTCCTACTCAAGATGGTTCATCACCATTTAAAGAAGCTTGGTATCACGAAATCCAAGTAGGTGGTCAATGGCAAAAGTTCTATGACCCAGGAAAAAATGACAACGAACGTTCACCTTTGAATGAGGTTTACGAAGAGTTGATGTCTACGGGTAAAGAATCAGATAAAGAATTAGCGAAACAATATAAGTCTCGTAAGTTTTATATCGTAAAAGTAATCGATAGAGACCACGAAGAAGATGGTCCAAAGTTTTGGAGATTTAAACACAACTACAAGAATGATGGTATCTTAGATAAAATCATTCCAATTTGGAGAAACAAAGGTGACATCACTGACCCTGAAAAAGGTCGTGACCTTATCATCGAGTTAACCAAATCTAAAACACCTGCTGGTAAAGAATATACAAGTGTGTCTACAATTATGTATGATGACCCAGCTCCTGTTCATGAAGAAAAAGAACAAGCAAATGCTTGGGTTAACGATGAGTTAGGTTGGACAGATGTTTATTCTAAAAAACCTGTAGAATATCTTGAGTCTATCGCTCGTGGTGAAACTCCAAAATGGGATAGCGAAAAAGGTGGATATGTTTATGGTGATTCATCTGTTGAAACAACAACAGTTGGTGGAAGTAAATCTAAAGAAAAGGTTGCTGACCCACAAGAAGATTCAGAGGTAGATACTGATTTACCGTTCTAATTTTATAACCAAGGGTGGTGAAAGCCACCCTTATTTTTTTTCATATGACATTTAAAGAAGAAATTGAAATACAATCAAGAGATAATAAAGTATTGTCTTACGAGATATTAAGTCAATTAAAAGATAAAAATTACTTCTCAGGTAGAAGTAAACAAATTGGTGATACCGTCCTTTTTGGTATGTTAAAAGAAGAGGATGAAGACGGAGAACTACACATTAGATTAGTGACTTTCCACGAAGAGGAAATTGGCACGTTATACGAAGAAGATAGTATCTTCTACAAAAGACCGAAAGAAAACAAATTACCAAACATTAAAAGAATAGAAAATGGCAATCAAGAAGAACAACTTTAATAAAGTTAAAGAGAAGTTTTCAACTTCAGCAAAATATAAACCTCAAAGGTTTCTTGACTTAGGTGGAGATTTCTTGGATGCTGTGGGTCTTCCAGGACCTGCAATTGGACACTTGAATATGTTCTTGGGTCATTCAGATACAGGTAAAACAACTGCGGCAATTAAGTCCGCTGTTGATTGTCAAAAGAAAAAGATACTACCTGTGTTTATCATCACAGAACAAAAGTGGTCTTTCGACCACGCAAAACTTATGGGTTTTGAATGTGAGGAAGTAGTTGATGAAGAAACAGGAGAAATGGATTGGGGTGGATTTTTCATCTTCAATAACAACTTCAGTTATATTGAACAAATTACTGACTACATCAACTCATTGTTAGATGCTCAGGAAAAGGGTGAATTAGACTATGAAGATGAAGATGGACAACAATCACCAAGCTTATGCTTTATATGGGATTCTGTGGGTTCTGTGCCGTGTAAGATGACCTTCGATGGTAAAGGTGGTAAACAACACAACGCATCAGTATTATCAGACAAGATTGGTATGGGTATCAACCAAAGAATTTCAGGTTCAAGAAAGGCAGATTCTAAATGGGAAAACACCTTAATTATTATCAACCAACCTTGGGTTGAATTACCTGATAATCCATTCGGTCAACCAAAAATCATGGCTAAAGGTGGAAACGCTGTATGGTTAAACTCATCATTGGTGTTCTTATTTGGTAATCAAAAAGGTGCGGGAACAACTAAGATTACTGCAACCAAGGACAAACGTTCTGTTAAGTTTGCAGTTAGAAGTAAGGTATCTGTATTGAAGAACCACATTAATGGTTTAGGGTTTGATGATGGTAGAATTATCGTTACACCACACGGATTTTTAGCAGGTAAAGAAGCGTCAGAAGAGAAGGCTTCAATTGAAAAATACAAAAAGGAACATGCCGAGTATTGGAAAGATATCATCGGAGCAGATGGTGATTTCGATTTAAAAGAAGAGAGAGAAGATTAGTAACCCTTTAAATAAACTATGTGTCTAAAACTTTATTGGTAGATGGTGATAACCTTTTTAAGATTGGCTTTCACGGCGTTAAAGAACTTTATAATGATGGGGCTCACGTTGGGGGTGTTTATCATTTTATTAATACTCTTCGCCGATTCTTGGATGAACACAACCACGACAAAGTCGTAGTCTTTTGGGACGGAGACTCCAATTCCTCAATAAGAAAAAGTATATATCCGTTGTATAAGGGAAACCGAAGACAGGATATGAATGATTACAAATATGAATCTTACTTGCAACAAAAGGCGAGAGTAAAGACGTATTTGGAGGAGGTGTTCGTGCGACAGGTTGAGATGATGAATAACGAAGCTGACGACCTGATTGCCCACTACTGTAAAATTGCCACACAAGAAAACATTATTATATTCTCAGCCGACAAAGACCTAACCCAACTCATTTCTGAACGTGTTACAATTTATTCCCCAGTTCACAAACAATATTTCAAAAACGGTGATAAGATTTCTATTAACAAGGTGGACATTCCTCATCAGAATGTAACCGTGTGTAAAATCTTTACGGGAGATAAGTCGGATAACATTGAAGGTATCGAGGGATTGGGTGAAAAAACTCTTGTCAAATTATTCCCCCAAATGCAGGAAAAATCCTGCACTGTCGAAGAATTGTTGGATATTGCACGAAATATCCCACAAAAGAAACCAATTAAAAGTTTATCAAATATTTTGACAGGTAAGACAAAAAGCGGTATACTTGGAGAAGAGTTTTACACAACAAATTCTAAAATAGTTGACCTTAACAATCCGTTAATCACTGATGAAGGAAAACAACTTGTAGAGCAAATTCACACCGATACAATTGACCCCACCGACAGAGGATATAAAAATTTAATGAGACTGATGATGGAAGACGGTCTCTTCAATTATCTACCTAAGAATGATGAGGCTTGGGTAAACTTCCTAAAACCATTTATGAAATTAACAAGAAAAGAAAAACGAAAACTATGATTGATTATTCCCTATCTGAAAAATTTAAAGTTCAATACAGAACAGCAAAACCTTTCCCATATATTGTAATTGATAATTTTTTACCTGAATTTCTATTACAATCTTGTCTAAATGAAATAAAAAAACATGATGAGTGGTATTCCAACCAAGAAGAATGGATTGAACCGTTCGAAGTAAATAAGTTTTATTATCCAACTGATTATACAGACATGATGGAATTTTCAAGAAAACTCCCAATTACTAGTATGGTTACTGAATATATGAACTCAGAGCCATTTTTAAAATTTTTAGAAAATTTGACAGGATTTGAAAAGTTATATAGAGACCCAATAATGTTAGGAGGTGGAATACATAAAATAAAAAAAGGTGGAAAGCTTTCTGTTCATATAGATTATAATGAACATCCTGGAAAAAAATGGAAAAGAAACTTAAACCTATTACTTTATTTAAATGAAAATTGGAAAAAAGAATGGGAAGGAAATTTAGAACTATGGGGAGGGGTCCCTTGGAAGAAAGAAATTGAGGTAGAACCTATATTCAATAGAGCAGTTATTTTTTCTATTGAAGACGCACCTCACGGACATCCAATACCATTAAACACACCTGATGATGTGTCAAGATATTCATTAGCGTTGTATTATTTTACTGATGAAGAAGTAAAACAAGGACATAGCGTCATATTCTATAAGGATGAAGACTTAGGAATAACAAAAAACAATAACAATATTTTTAAATAGAAAAACGAAACACAAACAAAAATTAAAACTATGAAAGAGCAAGACAGCACTAAGATGGAATTTTTGCTTACCTTAAACGACAACATCGTCGTTCAAAGATTCTTTAATGTAAGAGGGTATAACCCGAAAGCTAAAAACTCAGTTGAGTTGTATGAATACATTAAAGGACTCAAAGAAGAGCTTGACTATTATCTTAAGATGAAGACGGTTATCTACATGATGGATAATAAAGAGTCTATTATTCATGACCCAAAGATTATGGAGACTTCATTCACTGAAGGTCCTGAAATCTTTAACCTTTTTGTTAAGGTTGGAGAACAGACAATTTGTCAGAGAATTTTTGACGGAAAAAAGTTTCCACCAAAAGTTCGTTATACGGTTGATGTAAGACCATTTTTAAAAGATGTCCTTCGTGAATTGACTGACATTTTTTCAAATCCTGAATTAAGTTACCAATATTTGGAATTTGATTTGAGTAAGTAAGTATTTAATATTATAGAGGGGTAAGTTTCAATTTATGAATAAAAATTTTGATTATTTAGGCAATCAGTTTCAGTTACAATTATTAAACCAAATTATAGAAGATAAGGAATTTTCATCATCTATTATGGATGTAATTGAATCTTCGTATTTCGATAACAAGTATTTCAAAATCATTATTCAGATGATTAAAGAATACTTTTCGAAATATGAGTCAACCCCAAACTTCGATACATTAGAACAGATTGTTAAATCTGAAATAACACAAGAACTTGTGGCAAAGATTGTGTTGGACACAATCAAACAAGTAAAGGAAGCTCCGTTTGAAGGGACTGTCTTTGTTCAGGAAAAGGCTTTGAAGTTTTGTAAACAACAAGAACTTCAGAAGGCTATGGACAGAGCTCAGAAGATTATTACCGAAGGTGACTTTGAATCTTATGATAAGGTTGAAGGTTTGGTAAGAGACGCTCTTCAGGTTGGTCAAACTGACAAGGGGACTTCAGATATTTTCACAGGTCTTGATACTGTATTAGAAGAAGACTATCGTCATCCAATTCCTATGGGTATTGTTGGAATTGACAAACTTCTCAAGGGTGGTTTGGCAAAAGGGGAAATTGGGGTTATCTTAGCACCGACAGGTGTGGGAAAGACAACAATACTTACCAAGATTGCAAACACAGCATTCAATTTGGGTTATAATGTTCTTCAAATATTCTTTGAGGACAACCCAAAGATTGTTCAGAGGAAACACTTCACAATATGGACTGGTATTGAACCTGATAATCTGGCTAACCACAAAGAAGAGGTTATGTCAAAGATTACTGAGATTCAAGAGACAATGAAAAACAAATTGGTTCTTAAGAAACTTGCGTCTGATACCATGACTATGAATCAAATTAAGAATCAAGTCAGAAAAATGATTGCTGAAGGAATAAAAATTGATTTGATTTTGTTAGATTATATTGATTGTGTTCTACCTGAATCAACTTCAAAAGATGAGTGGAAAGCCGAAGGTTCTGTAATGAGAGGGTTCGAGGCCATGTGTCACGAATTGAATCTCGTTGGATGGAC